CATCCTCATGAGGCCATCTCCACAAGAGGTAAAACCCAGTCAACCGAAAGCATCGGCGCCGAGTTAAGGGTGAACCAGTCGTTGGGCACGCGAAACCTTTGGTCAGTTCGAGGTTGCGGCGTTCTTGTTGCGAAAGTCGGCCAGGCCGCGCAGCAACATCAGGCGCGAGAACGAGGCCAGCGACCGCGACTCACTTTGGGCGAAGGCCTCAACCTCAGCACGCTCTGCGGGCAGCAGGCGGATGGGGATGGGTTTTTCGGTGACGACGCCTCGCGGCGCGCGGCGTGCTGCTTGGACTTGGGAGGTCATGGCGTGCGGTATCCTGTTTATGAAACTCAAAATTGCACTGTGATGAGAAATGTAGTGCGATATAACGCACCTGTCAATGAATATGAGTGATGAACTGCGCACCCTGCTTGGCGAGCGCCTCAAGACTGAGCGCGATCGCCTCGGATTGAGTCAATCCGACTTTGCTGCTTTAGGTGGCGCGTCGAAGCGGTCCCAGATCGACTGGGAGAAGGGCGCGCTGGTCCCGAATGCCGAATTCCTTGCTCGTATGGCGCAGCACGGGGTTGACGTCCTATATGTGTTGACAGGTGAGCGCTCAAAGCCCCCAGAGAGTCTCTTGACTACTGACGAGGCGGATTTGCTCGACAGCTACAGGCGCTCAAGTCCCCTACGTCGGGCGAGCCTTCGAGAGGTAAGTCTTGCCTGTGCGACGGCCCCGCCTTTGCCTGGCGGCCAGGCTCTTGCTAAAGCAGAGAAGTCTGAAATTCCAAAGATTCACGTTGGTGGTGACGTTCACCAGCAGATCGAAGGCGGTGCCACCTTCAGCGCACCCGTGAGCTTCAGTTTCAGCTCTGCAAAGAAACGCAAATGAACAGATGATCTTCCGGTGCAGCGGGCCAACGGCGCTCGCTTCAAGCTGGGAGATGATTTTGAGTCGGAGCGTTGAGATTTGCCGGGATGCCGGCCAGGTGGTGACAGGGGATGCTGTCACCAACATTGAAAAGTTGGTGATGCCGATGCCGGCCCGAAGTCAGGGCGGCGCGCATGCTTTTTTTTGGGCGCGCTGAGTGTTGGCTTGCTGCTGTCTGTGGGGTGCTTTGGATGGCACCTAGCTGCTGAGCGAGATGGCGGCGCCGATCCATGGTTGTGTCACTACCAAGGCGAGGCTTACTCACTGGGCAGCGTGATCGAGATGGTCGATGATGTAGCGAAGGCGTGCCGATTGGTGGATGGGGTGCCTATCTGGGATCGATAGGCAGCCCTCGGTGGAGATGATGTTCAGCGAATCCTGAGCGTTTTAGTCAGTCAGCTTGTCGCAGAAGTGACGCATAAGGAAGAACAGCCACGGGTACTGGCTAGCTTGTAGAACGCTTACGTTAACCGGCGAATGCCCAGTCGGCCAAGATACGATTTCAGCCAAGTCTGATATCGCGTACTTCGTTCCACTGGGATCAAGTTGGCCGGGTGAAACACATGACCTTATCAAGGCGATGCAGACCTCCATCAGGCACAAAGGGCCACCGAGGTAGTCCCACCACTCCTTGCCAACTCGCACTGTCGCGCTTGCAGTTCCTCCGCTTAAGCTAAATTGACAGTCCCATCGCTGCCAAGGCGGCAGGGTCATGTTGGCAGGGATCTTTTCCGCAATCTTCCTAAGAATGTGCCAGTCTTTCTTGTTCGACTGCTTCTTGGTTCCGTAAAGCACACCATAGGTGAAATCAAGGTCTGTCGCACCGTTATTTGCCAACCAAGTTGACCCATGGTTAACTACGTTATCGGCAAAGTTTTCGCTCATCTCATCATTAAGACACCTTGGGCCACTTTTTAAGGTGGCTGCCTTTAATGTCGGTAAGGCCAATTTTTTGCCATCAAGGGCAGAATTGGCCGTATGCATCCCGCTTGGAACGCCTTGCCAACCATAAACCGGCAAGGCAACATCCTCGACCATTCTTCCGGCTGACGTTTCCATTGAGGAAAACAACTTTGCTGGGAGGATATCCCCTTCTAGCTGGCTGATGCGTGTGAACTGCTTGGCCTGAGCGTAGATCATTAGGACAAACGGACTTGTACTGAAGTCCTCTAAAACGGCATTGGCAATAGGAAGAGATGCAATGTGATTTGTTACTCTTGCTCGAAATCCATTTTCAAGCGCCAAAACCCTTCCTCTTGAGGCAGCATTTGAATCTACTACAAGCAAATCAGCAAGTAGCTGTGTTTTTGACAGAACTGTAGCCTGAACGCGAGTCGGTAGATTTGGATTTCTTGTCGCCATTAGTCGATTAGAGCTGGAGTGGAACTACGGAGTGTTATGACTCGTTTCTTTGTTTTCGGAGCAGCATACCTAGAGTCAGAGTCTTCATCATCGCCCCAGACTATGGTCTTTCCGTCTTTAAACCACTTCCGGGTGCGAACATGAGATTGTAGGTATACAAGACGGTACCCCTCGCGGACAGAGGAGAATTTTTTCCATTTACGCGCTAACAGCATGTCGAGCGCCTCTGCGACGACCGTTCCTGCTACTGCACCAAGACGAGTGGGCACCGCATTTCCAATCTGGGTGTACTGTTCTTGCAGCTTGCCGCAAAACTCCCAGTCATCGGGAAACTCTTGGATTCGAGCGTACTCCCTCACAGAGAGGGCTCTCGTAAGAGTTGGGTGGCAGAGTGACGTGCTCGCATGATTTGGTAATGTCACGAGTGTTGGGCAGGGCAGCTCCATAGTCAGTCTGCGCCACCAACCCGAGCGACCGCCTTTTGCAAGCCATGCTTTGCCCATCGATATTTTCTGTAGTTCCTCTGGCAGGCTTCTCCAGTTAGAACCAGGTGGAACTAGTTCCAAGAACGATTTTTTTCGCTCACTAAAGTCTAGCACTTGAGGCGAAGGATCGTCTAACCCAAGCAACGCATCACCGAGCGTGCGCCATGGCTTCTTTGTATTTTCAGGAAATTCATCAAGAAGTGATTTCTGTTTTTCCAACGCGCTCTCACTCGCTTCCAACGGATTGCTGTGAGTGGGCTGTGGAAAATCGATTTGGGCGTTATAACGATTGCCTATAAAAAGTACACGTTCGCGAATTTGAGGGGCCCCGTAATTCACGGAGTTCACCTCAAACACGTCCATGTGATAGCCGGCACCTTCCAAAGCTTGGAGGTCACGCGAGAACATCTGTACAACAGACCCTGGCTTTTCCTCCTCTGACAGAGGACGAAGTCCACGTTCTGCGATAGGGCGGTGCTGTAAAGCGGCCGATATCAATCCTCGTACATTCTCCATGACAAAGACTTTAGGACGAATCGCCTCCACAAAGCGGAGGAACTGCCACAGGAGAGTTCCTCGGGGATCTTGAGTTGTCCCTCTTCTACCAGCTGTGCTAAACGATTGGCACGGCGGTCCGCCGACAAGTACGTCAAGCTCACCGGGCTTTAGGCCAACAGAAGCCATTACCTCAAAGGGGTCGATATCTGAGATATCACCCTCAAACACCAGCGGCTTTTCCCCTAAGCGACCTTTGGAAATGTTTTGACGAATCGTTGCACAAAATGCAGGCACCTTTTCAACTGCTGCAAGCAACTCGAATCTACCGGTTTGGTGCATCCCGATGTCGAGTCCCATTGCCCCTGAAAAGAGTGAGATAGCCTTGTATTTCGTCATGTGTGTGATGCGCTTGTCCGGATGATCCAGTTAGGGAGTTTGAGAGACGGGTGGCTTGTCGCCAAGCCGGCACGATGATGGGCAGGTTCCAAGAACCAGGTTCGACGCCAATTTTACGAGCTAGCCCTCTCCTTCCGCATCGGCCTACCTCTTCGCTGCTCGTACGGAGGAAGCAAAAAAGACGCCGCACAATCCTGAGCGCTTTTTGGTCGTGCAGCTTGGAACGTCCACCACTGCAGGCCCGCTGCAGTCGCTGAAAGATGCCAAGAAAGGGCTGGAGAGCATACAACACCATCTCAAGCGACGTTGAAGTCTCGAACCTACGTGATGCTAGGTTGATGAAGAGCGTTCCTCAGTGCTGTCCAACAGCTGCGCCACCCCCGAGGCCTCCTCCAGTTCGATGGTGTCTTCTGGCGCGGCCCCCGTCTCCATCTCCACCCGCGTGGTGATCCCCCCATCCCCCAGGTGATGCGCAAGACGCACAACCAACCAGGCCGTGCCGTCAATATCAGCCTTGAACCCCTTCACGCTGACAGGCGTCTGTGGCATCAGCTCAGGCCGCCCCACAGCCAAGCTCAGCTCCAAGGTGGCAGCCCCGCGTGCAATTCGGTTCATCTCGGCCCGCGCCGCAGCCAAGGCATCAGCCTCGCTGCCGTAGGTGTCCTTCAACCGCTTCTCATGCCCCTGCTTGCCCACCAGCACACCGCGCCGGCGGGCCCGGCCTGCGTCGTGCCAATAGGCCCGCACACCGCTGTAGCTGTCGCGGTCGCTGATGTGGAAGCGGTGCTGGTCACCGTCCTCCCGGCTGATCGTGACCTTGGCCAGTGCCTGGCCTGAACTGCTGCGCGTGCCGTTGATGGGCAAGAACACCAGGCGCTCTTTTTTCACGGTGGCCACGGCATCGTGCTGGGTGGCCAGCCGGGTCAGAAAGTGCAGGTCGCTCTCGCCGGTCTGGTCGATGTGGTCGATCTTCACGCTGGCCAGGGCTTCGTCCACCCGGCCCTGCAGGTCGTGGCGCTTGGCAATGGTGCCCACGATGTCGCCCAGGGTGGTGGCATGCCAGCTCTGGTCGCGGCGGATGCGCAGGCTCTTGCGCATGTCGGCGGCACGGGCGCGGATGTGCACCTGGTCGGGCGAGCCGCTGTGCTCCACCTCATCCACGATGAACAGGCCCTTGTCGACCAGGGCCTGGCCGGCCCAGCCGATGCGCAGCGCGATCTCGGCGCCGCGCGGGGGCAGGCGCACGGCCCCGTCGCTGTCGTTGAGCACCAGGTCGAGCTGGTCGCTTTCGTTGCCCCGGCATTCGCTCAAGGCCAGGCTGATCAGCCGGGCGTCGATGGTGGGGGTGATGTCGCGCCCGTCAATCGTTAAGCTGAAGTCTGGTGCACGGTAGGGCGCCCGGTCTTTGTACGGGTTGGTGGCCATCAGATCCACCAGTCCACCGGCCAGGTCTCGTCGGGGTTCACGCCCCCGCTGGCGTCGGCCATCCAGTCGTCGACCCGGGCCAGGCTCAGGTCAAACGAAACTCGCCGAGGCACGCCCTGGGCCACAAACACCGAGCCGGTCTCGCTGATGCCCTCGATCACCCAGGCCCCGTAAACGCCGCCGGCGCCGTCTACCATGGCCCAGGCCCGGCCGCTGTCGGCCATGTCGCGCAACTGGGGCAGCGATTGGCGCTTGCCCATGAATTCGGGCACCTGCACGCCGGTCAGGTTGATCAGGTCGTCGCCTGGCCCCACAAACTGCCGGGCCGGCCGTTGGCCCACGCGGGCATTGCTGGGGTGGCGCCAGGTGGTCTGGCGCTTCAGTTCTTCAAAGGCCAGGGTGTTCAGGCTGAACACGAACTGGCCGAGGCTCATCATCATGGTGGGCTCTCTTTCAATCGATATCGCTCATGCTGGACAGCACCCGCGACCGGGCCGCCCGGTCGCGCCGGTCCAGCTCGGCCGACACGGCGCGGGCGATGGCTTGCGGGTCCATGCCTGGGGTGGCGTTGATCGTGATCTGGTGGCTGCTGGCCGGCGCGGCTGCGGCAGATCCGCCAGCACCCGCCTGGCGGGCCGCCATCACCGGGCGCTGGGCCAGCACCAGGGGCTGGGCGTCAGTGCCCAGGCCATCGGCCGCCATCGAGGCGCCGGCAACGGCCGTGCCCGCCATGGCCAGCGCGGCGCGGCGCACCAGGTCCTGCCGGCCGGTGATGCCCAGGGCGGTGCCCTCGCTGATGAAGCCCCCTGCTTGCATGAACACCCGGCTGGGGCTCTTGATGCCCAGGCGATCACGGAACCACTGCGCCACCGAGTCGGCCACGCCGGCAATCGTGTCGCGCACGGCCGCCAGCCGGCTGGTGATGCCATCGGTCAGCCCCGCCATCAGGTCGGCGCCTGCTTGAAGGAATCGGCCCTTCATGTCCACCACGTACTGCCACGCGGCCTGGCCGCCGGTGCTGATGCTGTTCCACCAGCCGCTCACGGCCCCCGACAGGGTCTCCCAGATCGCGATCAGCCCGCCCTTGATGCCGTCCCAGTTGCGCCAGACCATGAAGGCGGCCACGGCGATCAGCGTAAGGGCGATCCCGATGGGGTTGGCCAGCATCAGGGCGCCCAGGCGCACGATGGCCGAGCCGGCGGCGGTCAGGATGGGGCCAAGCACCCCAAACGCCCGGCCAGCCATGAAGCCGACCTTGTACAGCAGGCCCATGCCCGGCCCCAGGCCGAATAGCTTCACGCCCAGCGTCGTGACCAGGTAGCGCATCAGGATGAACTTGCCGGCCAGCAGGCCCACCGGGATCAGCACGGCGCCCAGCACGGCCAGCAGAGCAGACCCGGCCAGCACCACCTTGAGCACGGCGGAGACGAGGGAGCGGTTTTCAGAAACCCAGGCCGAGGTGCGCTCCAGCACAGGGTTGATGCCATCCATCAGCTCGATCAGCGCCGGTTTCAGCCCCTCGCCCACGGCGGCCTTGAGGTTGAAGGCCCGGTTCTCGGCCATCTTCCACTGCGCCGACAGCGTGGCGTTGCGGGCAGCGGCTTCGCGCGCCATCGAGCCCTTGCCGGCATCACCATTGGCCAGCTCGCGCTGGCGGGTCAGCTCTTCGGGCTTGTCCACCAGCTTGGCCAGGGTGTCGCTGTGTTCCAGGCCTACCAGCTCGACCATCACGCCGATGCGCTTGTCTTGGGGTAAGGCCTTGATCGAGTCCAGCACCTTGGCCAGCGTGCCCATGGCATCGGTGGCCATGCCCTTCTGAATGGCGGTGTCCTTCAGGCCGATCTCGGCCAGGGCCTCGTGGAACTTCTTGGTGCCTTTGGTGGCGGCGGCCAGCTTCTGCACGATGGCGTTTGTGGCCGTACTGGCGCTTTCTTCCCGCTCGCCCAGGGTCAGCAGGGTGCTGCCCAGGGCGGCGGCATCTTTGGCCGACATGGCCACGGTGGACACGACGCCCGAGGTGCGGTTCAAGAAGCCGATGATGTCGGCCCCCTTGCTGATGGCGTTGTCGTCCAGGTAGTTGATCGAATCGGCCAGGCCCCGGATCTCAGTGAGCGGGATCTTGAAGTTCTTCGCCACCTTGCCCATGGACTCGGTCACGTGGTCGGGCACCGCGTCGAAGGCGGTGGCCATCTCGCTGGCCATCAGCGTGAATTCTTTGAGCTGGTCGGTGGGCACCTCCATGCGGGCCGCGGCCGTCATCATTGCTGCGATCTGGGTGGTGGCCAGGGGAATTTGGCCCGACAGATCGCGCACCTGCTGTTCGGCCTGGCGGTATACCTCGGTGAGCCGGCCCATTTCATCGCGGGCGCCCGGCACCTGGCGCAAGATGCCCAGCATCGCATCTTCATGGGTGGCAAAGTCTTTGACGGGCGCCATGCCCATATCCAGGCCCTTGCGGCCGGCGGCGTTCATGGCCACACCGGCGCCCACCACCAGGCCGGCCTTCATGCCTTGGCTGGCGGCGGTTTCGCGGATCTTGGCCAGGCGCGACAGCTGGGCCTGCTGGCGTTCCACCGAGCGCGTGGTGGCGTCGATCTGGCCGCGCAGCCGGGCCTCGGCTTCGGTCACGTTACCAATGCCCATCTCTTTCATGGCCCGGCGCACGGCGATCAGGCGCTGGCGTTGGGTGTCGCTGGTGGCGTTCAGGCGCTGCAGCTCTTTCTCGGCCGTAGCGATCTGCTGGGCCAGCTTGCGCTGCTCGGCGGCCGTGGCCGGGGTCTCTTGGCGCAACTGGGCCAGCACCACGGTGGCCACCTTGGTCTGCTGGCCGGTGGCCGCCAACTGCTGCTGCAGGCCGCGCATGCGGTCGATGGCACCTTGCTGGGCGTTCAGGTCGCGCAGTTCCTTGCGGGTGGCGCTCAGGGCCTGGGCCGTGGCCTTGCTGCCCTGGGTGATGCGTTTGAGGGGGGCCAGTGCGCGGTCTGCCAGGTCAAGTACCACGCGAAGGCGCAGCATGTCTGCAGCCATGTTCAGTTTTCCTTGGGGTCAGTCGTCAGGGGTCAGTCATCAGGATTTAGGCGCTCGATGGCCAGCTCGCGCCAGGCCATCAGCTCGGCCACCGTCATCGGAGTCATCTCCGACAGCGGCCAGTGAAAGGCCACGGCCAGGTCGGCCATGGCGCTCTCTACGCGTTCAGGAAGTCCTGCACCTGCCCCTTCGGCAGCAAAAAAGCGAGCACCTCCCCGCCCAGGGCCACCAGGTCGACCGGGTCGAGGTTGCCCACGTCGAACTTGGTCAGGGTGGGCGAGCTGATGCGGGGCAGCAGCACTTGCAGCGAGTCAACATCGACCCGCATCAGGGCCGACAGCGACAGGCCGCGCAGCTCGCCGGCCTTGGGCTTGCGCAGGGTGACCGTGCTGATGGTCTGCTCGCCTCGCTGGATGGGGGTGTCCAGGGTCACCACGGCGGTGTCGGTCTGGGTTGCAGAGACGGTGGCAGTGGTGGCGGCGGTGGTGGATTCAGGGGTGGTCATGGGATTTGAGGGGCAAGGGTGGAGGGGATGGCTGGCTGCCCGCCTGGGGCCGCCTGTGGAGGGCATCAGATGCGCAGATCAGATGCCAAGATCAGATGCCAAGATCAGATGCCAAGAGCGGCGCGCACCTGCTGCATGCGGTCCACGCCATTGACCAGCTCGATCATGTTCACCACGTCGATCTCGATCAGAGCGGTGCCGTTGACGGTGAGCTTGTAGTAGCTGATGGCCGACTTGATGGTGATCTCGGTCTTGTCGCCGCCCTTGGCTTTGCCCGGGTCAAATTCCTTGTGGCGGCCACGCACCACGATCTCCAGCGAGTCGACGGTCTCGGCGTCATCCGACTGCAAGGCGCCGGCAAAGCGCAACAACACCCCGTTGTGGGTGGTGGTGCCCCACTGCTTGAGGATGTCGGTGATCCAGCCGGCGGCCTTCCAGTCCATCTCCATGGCTTCGGAGCCGAGATCCAGCTCGATCTCGCCATTCATACCGCCCGAGCGGTACTTCTCCATCTTGCGGGTGAGCTTGGGCAGGGTGACCTCTTCGGTCTCGCCGACATAGCTCACGCCATCGACGAACAGGGCAAAGTTCTTGAGTTTCTTGGGCAGTCCCATGAGGTTCTCCAGTGATCAGGGGTTGAGGGGGAACGGCTTTTACAAGCCGGTACCGACGCGCACAGCGAAGTCGCTGAAATAGCTGTCGGTGATGCGTTGTTGGAAGCCCAAGTCTTCGAGGGGCGGCACCGGGGTGTAGTCGTAGTCAATGCGCAGCTTGCCGACCTTGAGGGTGGCGGTGGTGTTGACTTCTTCGTCGTACCAGGCCTTGCCGTCGAGGATGTAGCCGCCGCTCTTGAGCTCGCGGAACTTGGCGTTGATGCCCTCCAGGATGTCTTTCACCAGGCTGGGGTGCAGCGGCTTGTCCACCGCCCACATGTGGCCCTCTGCCATGGTGTCGGCCAGCACCTGGGCGGTGCGCGTGGCGCTCTCAAAGGCGAACAGTTCTTCGCTGCTGGTGGTGCGGCTGCCCCAGAAGCGGTAGCCACTGGACTGGATCAGCGTGGTGACGCCAGCGGCATTGAGCAGGCCTGCGTCGGTGTCGGGGCTCTGCAGGTCCCAATGCACGTCGCGGCTGATGCCCTGCACGCCGTTGATCGGCACGTTGGACAAGGTCTTGTGCCAGCCATATTCCTGGTCGATGCGGGCGCGCAGGCCCATGGCATAGGCCACGGCCGGGGCTTCGACGATGCCGGCGGCATTGACGTCGAACTTCTTCCAGTTGGGCCACAGCAGCATCAGCTCACGGGCGCCGAACAGGTCGCGGTAGGCGGTGGCGCCGCTCACATCCTCGCCGTGGGCTGCGGCATAGCCAAAGCCACGCAGCTTCTGGGCCACCGACACCAGGGCGTCGGCCACGGGCTCGCTGTCCAGGCCTGGCGCGCCCAGGATGCGGGGCTTGACGCCCAACTGGGCCTGGGCCGCCAGCAGGGCCTGCAGGCCGGTGTATCGGCCGCCCACGCTGGTGCCGATCACCTTGGCGTCCTGGTCGGCCTGCTTGGCCTGGGGGTCGGCGCCCTGGCCCTCGGCGACGCGCACCACCACCAGGATGGGGCGGGTCTGCTCGCTGATAGCGGTGAGGGCCGGGGCCAGGGTGCCCTGCACGCCGGCCTTGTCGATGGCGGTGTTGATCTTGGTGACCAGCACGGGGGTGTTCAGGGGGAACACGGTGGCGTCGGCGTCGGGCGCGGTGGCCACCAGGCCGATGATGGCCGTCGAGATCATGGTGATGGCCTGCAGGCCGGCAGAGATTTCCGTGACGCGAACGCCGTGGTGGTAGTTGGCAGAAGACATTGAAGGCTCCAGGTTGAAAAGCTGTGAAAGACGGGAAAAGGGATATCCGGCGCTCAATTGCGCAGCGCCGGGGGCTGCTGCAGGCGGCGCCGCTCGGACTCGAAGGCTTCGCGGCAGTGGTCCGCCTGCCAGAAGAACAAGGTGTTGATGGCGCGGGCTGTCCAGCCCCACACGGGCTGGCCCTTCTCGCGCATGCGGTGGGCGCGTGAGGAGAGGGTTTCGTCGGGCTCGCCGGCCAGAACGGTGTTGGCGAGCTGGTCGAGGCCGATCAGGATGTTCAAGATCCAGCCACCCATGTCAGGCCTCCACCACGTAGATGGTCAGCCCGGCAAACGCCATGCGCTGCTCGGGTGAGATGGCCTCATTGATGGCGTCCTCGGTGACGCTCCAGACACCCGACTCGGGCAGCGTCACCCGAAACCGGATTTGCCCCTGGGTCATGGTGCCCAGCAGCACCCGCTCGCGGCCATCGCGTGAGCGCAGGGGCATCCGGAAGGCGTCGTCCAGGGGCAGCACTGCCCCCTGCAGCCGCAACTCGGCCTCGGCCTGCAGCTCGGTGCCCACCAGACAGGTGACCTCGCGCAGGCCCTTGAGCACCAGGTGCGCGGCGTGGGCGCCATCGGCCGTGAGGCTGGTCACCACGATAGTGGGGCGCTGGTCCTCGGGCGCAGCAGCCGGCGGTGGGGCGATGAACTCGCCTGCAGCCAGGTCGAAGCCCCAGCCGATACCCACCCCCAGGCCCTGCTCGTGCAGGGTATCCAGGGCCTCGATGTGGTCCCATTCGGGGGCGATGTGCTCGATGAACTCGGCGTCGGCCACGATGACGTTGTGCACGCGGCCCAGGCCGGCAGGGTCTGTGCCGTCAGATTTGATGAGTGCGTATTGCATGGTTTTGTTACTCCAGCCACCAGATCAGGCAGTAGCCGGCCTGGCCGGGGATGCCAGCGGCCCAGGGGTTGGTAGATGGACCTCCTTTGCCGCCCCAGCCCAAGTTGGGCTTGACCGGGGTGCTTTCGCCCGCGTAGAAGCTGACCCCGCTCATGTAGTAGGCCGGCGCACCTGCACCACCGCCCTGGGCTCCGGGGCCCTTCATGCTTCCTCCGAAGCCCATCAGTGGAGCCCCCGGCATGCCGCCGGAACCGGAGGGACCGTTGCCGTTGCCGGATGTCCCATCAGCTTTGCCGCCCGCTGCGGTCAGCAGGGAGCCAAACGACGAGGTGCCCCCGTCGGTTCCAAGATTTCCGGTGTAGCCGGTGACGCCAGTGCCTCCCAAGCCGCCCGAACCAATGGTCACGGCGACCGGTCCCG